TTGGTTTCGATTCTTTATCAGGCATAGTAAATAGTATATCGTACTCCTTCAACCATGCCGCAACACTCATATGGTTAAAAAATCCATGAGAATTACGTACTGAACCTTTAACATCATCTCCATATGTCATCAAAGCGACATTATTTCGAAACTCAGTATCACGGGAAAACCATAATGACTCATAAATCCCGAAAAATGCACACCTCAATATGAGGCTGTTACCTACACAATTAATGTAAACGGTCAAGTTTTGACCTGAGGGATTAGATCCAAAAAACATAACAAGATCACCATTGTATGCAACCATAGGTGCAACAAGATCGCTAATAAGCCCACGCATAATTTGAATATCTCTCTCACTGTAGCCCATTGTAACAGCTAAGGTCAACAAAATGTCAAATGCAGCCAATGTAATTTGCATCGGCAAACGCAAATCAAACTTGCTATAATCCCCGGCAAAAATACGATTCTTACCAAATTTCATCATATGACAAGATAACGTATGCCACTCTGGACCATGTGCATTGACCCCCACTGCGCATTCTGTTAACAACGGGAAAAGTGATAAAAAACGTGCTATGGGTAAAAAATACATACGAACCCCCAACTGTAACACCAATGGTGCTGCCTGAAACACGCGTACTTTATCCTTTGTAACTTTAGTAGGTTCATCTTTCAACGAAGCTTTAAAAATGGGGTAGTGACGCACGTCTTGCAAATAATTTGATTCCATTTTATCAAATTCTGCCCAAAACATCGGATCCAATTTTTTGTAATCTTGATAAACTCCATCAAAATCAATGTCTTCAGACATATATTGCTCTTTTGGTCCAACCAATGGATATCCTGTAGCAGTATTTGACTTAATGGCATCAATAAAACGAACTCCCGGTATACCACAAATAATTTCGTCTCTGGTTAATGGGCGGGAGGGGAAATAATCGAAATCTTCTAGTTTGGTCACAAGTGGTGTAACATAATCGTTTATTGCCCTTTTTAACAATTTACCCGGAAAGCCAATTGCTGGTCTTGCAGTAATTTCCAAAGATTCCTGCCAGGGTCGCCAACGCTGTGGAACAAACTTGGGCGGTCCCCACATGTTGTTAACACCACAAATACGAGCAACATCACTTGATATCAATGTAGTTTCGACTTTTGAAACATTAGTGGATCTCCCAATCACCGAACCAAAAATTTCGATATGGGCTCCAGGACTCAAATAATTGCAAGGACTCTTCGG